GTAGATATTCCTCTTCCTGAGATATCTACTATCTCTCCTCCTACCATTTGTGATGTACTTCCATAAGGCTGGAATACTACTAATTTCTTTTTAGACGATTCTTTCTTAATATTGTTTGTTAAATGAATCCCGTTATACATTTCAAATTCAGACAAAAACAATGAACCGCAGCTAACATCTGAATGATCGTTAGTATTATTAATAAGTTTATCAAAACTTTGTACTAGATTTTTCTTGCCTGTATAGAAATCAGGATCAAGATATGGCTCTGGTTGTAAAGGATATCTGTCTAAAAAATACCTTTCAAAACAATCCTCAGCATTTATATCAACAACTTTATCACTTAAGGTAGGATGATTTTCAAACAACTCTCCACACCATTCAAGTGCTATAACAAAATCGTTATCAGGATTGTTTTGTTGGAATTTTTCTAGCGCAGGAATACTGCAGAGTACGCGGCCGGCACCACCGTTGATAACAAAAATAGAATTCACTTTAACCTCAATTAATTTATAGGCGTACCTGCTGTGAAGTTTTCTATGTCTTCAATCAGGCCGTAATCATCATCAGATTTAATTTGACTTCTTGGCACAGAAATGTTAGAGTCTGTGGTAGGAGTGCCATTTGCTGTAAGACCAGGAGTAACTGTTTGTCTTGACGAAAGAGCTTCGCTATTTGCACCAATAACAAATGTTTGAGTAAATGCTCTTTTGATAACTCCTTGAGTACGTACTGGTCCAAACAGGTATCCTTTGATAGTAAAGTTTAACGTATGTATTAGTGCTCTGCGAGTTGTAAAGTCACCTTCGTACGTATCTTCGGTGGATATATCATTAAAGATAGTAGGTACATCCATTTTCAATCCCATCTCAGGAATTAAGTGAACAGTATTGGTCCACTCTGGTGTAAAGAAGGGTAGTATATTTTCTAAAATTTGAACCCCATCATCAGCATTCTTTACAAAAACGGACAGCGACATTTGAATATCAAAAGGAACTGGAACAAATTGAGACTTTAGTTTATCTTTATCAGTCTCAACAGTATACACGTTTTTTTGCGTTGAAGGCAACTTTCTAGTAGGATTGTAGTTCATACTAGCAATTTCAAAAGACATTCTTGGAAGAGTTATAGCAACATCCTTATTGAAATTCGGATCTTGAGATAATCTTACTAAGAACTTTTCCTTTGGACCATAGGCTATTGGAACTCTTATAGTTTGAATCCGATTACCATTTTTATCAAATCTTTGTACATCAATATCATTAAACATTGTACCGAACATAATGATGTACTTTCTGATGATACTGTGATAGTAGGTATGTCCAAACATTTTAGTACCTATCTACTTCACTGAATGGATTTCTTTCACTAAAGTCCAAAATAGAATCTGCCTCAAACTGGAAGAATGCATTGTTTGCAGCTGGTGCAGTAGTCTCAATAGTAAATTCTTGAAGAATACTATCACCATCTTCACTCTTAAGAATACCAAGTCCGTCTTCAAGAGTAAATTGGTAATTTAAAGTGTCAAGGGTGTTTTCATCTTCAACACTATCAATAGTACTGTCTCCAGTATCAATTCTTTCACTACTATACTCATACAACTCACAACGTAAATCATAAGACTGCATTCTACCAAGCTGAAAATGTACAGGGCGATCATCGACGTACATTACTTCGAATATCTTGTCCATCATAGGGAAATAGATCAGATCTCCCTCTCTAGGACGGTTCAGGGTGTTTAAGTAGTCGCTACCTTCCTGTACCCATGCTTCAGTTGCCGTACTACCAGTTAAAAACTGGCGGCTTGGCTCATTGTTGTTACCATCTTCAAAAATAAGATTGTAACCAACCTCGGTCATAAGTTTGGGAGATGTAATAGATTGATCAAATCTTTTACGAGATACAGTTAATACTATTTGATCTCGAATCTCTAAACCAAACTTACTAAGAAATTGACCATCACCTTCAAATCCTTCCATAGATTTAAGGTACATTTCAATTTCAATAGATTCATTAAACTTTGATAAGATGTCCTCTCCAAAAAGATGATCATTCTTAACAGCTGTTCTAGGTAAGTATTTTACACTATGCCCATAGATTTTGATAGACTCGAGAATCAAGTCTTCTACGAGATCCTGCTCTCTAGCAAAACCATAGTTGTTAAAATACTTGTTTAACATATCAACCGGACATATCCATAACTGGTAAAGAATAACTGGATATCATTTCGTCTTCCAGTCGTCTAATCTCCTCAGTTGACTCCTCCCAAATTTTTTGTCCGTTAAAAGTCAAGCCGCCGGGCATCTGAAGACCTTCAAACTTCTTCAAATTTTCTCCCCACTGTCTTTTTATAACTGCAGTAGTATATTGCGTGAGCCAACGATCACCCCATACATCACTATAAACATTAACATCAGTTATCTTATAAGCATCAATAATAACAAAGTTGCCGGTTTTGACATCATTATCCCAATCCATATCTATATGAAGACGGTTAATGTGCCGATTAAATCTTATAGGCTTCTTACCAACAAATATTTCTTCAAGTTGTTCAACGTGACGCATGGCTGTAACATAAGGAACATATGTAGTTGAAGAAAAATCAAACAAATCATTTAAGTGGATTTGGTATCGTATATTAAAGAGGTTGGATGACTGAATAGCATCACCGATATCAAATACAGAAGTAACTCCAATAATTGAATCATCGAGAGTAAAGTAACCATTGGACTTATCTGTATCGGTAACTTTTTGCTTCAAATACACTCGTTCGGTACCATCAAAGTGGTAGTCACGATAGTATAACAATGCTTCGTCTATCCGATCTTCAACCTGTTCATCATCAACATTAATATCAACAACAGGTTTTCCGAGTCTTCGAAGGCAGTGTTCTTTGAGTTCTGATCTGGAGGAAGGGATGGCCATTGCAATCTCTCAACGTTTTTACATATTTATAACAGTGGGAGATTGCAATGGTTAGAAGTTGGATAGAATGTTTTAAACCTCGCTGTAACAAAGATCCCAAAGTAATGGATTTGTGTTGCCAGCGTCCGCTCTCGCGCTCATTAGCTCTTCTGTATCAAACAATTTTTGTGTATAGCTTGCGACAGTATTAGCAATAAGTAACATTTCTTGGTTAGTAGTAGTTCTATGCACATAGTTAAAAGTTGTTGTATCAATAGCACCATTAGCGTGATACGAAGTTACCCTGTTCAGCATACGCCATTTAGCAGAATTTGATCGAAGGTTGTTGTTAATACTTACAACCTCTGCATTCAGAGATAATCTATCAGTTGTACCTAACTCTACGATATAGTGATTATTTGAAGAATCAACCCAGTTAATGCTGTTGTACTGCTTGGTTTTTCTAATTACATGAGCATCATCTTTAATATTCTGAACCACAGTGTTTGCATCATGTGCAATTATATCGTAACCCACGTACCAATTACCATCTTCTCTTTTTTCTGCAGCGCGCTGCTGAGCATAGTGAGTATATTCGTTGTGAAGAGGAATTGTATCTAATATAGCATTTGGTGGTACAGTATACTCCGCCGTAGTAGAAACTCCAATAGAATTGTTTGAAGTTACAGCATCTGAATCACTTTCTAGTCCATCGATTTTTTCCCAGTTAGTAACAATATGTCCACCAAAATTAGATGCTAGGTAGTGAATATTAGTATTACTAAAATCATCACAATAAAAATTCTTCAATGTTGTTTCATGATTATTTGCAGAGTATTCAACCTGCACGAATAATCGATCTGGACGAATTTGTTTAAAGGTATATGAGTACTTCATTTTTTTATTCCGTAAGTAATTTAAGTATACTTATATCTGATTACGACTACGCCACCAGAGCCGTTACCACCTTGCTGACCGTATAGGCCGACCGCACCACCGCCACTGCCGCAGGCACGAGCCGGGTCACCATTCCGAGGATTATCGTACGTATTGCGCTTGTACCCATAAGCAGAATAAACAAGTGTGGCAGGACCAGTAGCAGGTGAGGTAGTACGTACGTACATGGGACTGGCTGTGCTGGTGAAGGTACTACCCGCGCCACCACCACCAAGCCCACCCCAAGCATACAAATTATCTATTGCACAATGAGGTACATTTGACCTGTAGCAGCATAGGGGGATACAAAAACTAGCGCTGTACCCACCT